TGCGCACATGCGCCGCCAGGCGCGCACGAGGTTGTCGCCGCGCATGTTCACGATGCGCTGGCCGCTCCAGTCGCGCACCTGCTCCGTAACCGAAGTCCCTCCTTCGACGGTTATGCTCGGGCGCAGCTCGTCCATGATCTGGTGCAGGCGCTCGCGGCCTGCCAATAAAACCGGCACGGTGCGCACGGAATGGGCGTTTTTCGTCTCCTTCACGCCGTCCTCGTCCGTGTACGCGCGGCAGACCTCGATGTACTCCGACACGGTCGGCTGGCCCGTGGCGAAGTCGTAGGTCGTGGTGACCTTGAGGTCACACGGGCGCACCGCCAGTGCCTCCTCCTTGCGCAGGCCGCTCAGGCCCAGGATGAGGTAGGCGTTCATGACCAGGTCCGCGCGGTCGTCGCTTGCGGCGAGCCTGCGCAGCGCCTCGGCGGCCTCGGGGATGCTCCACGGCTCCACGGGCGCCTGCTTGGCCTTGGGCGCGATGACGCGCCGGCGGAACGGCTCCACCGACACCCACCCGTCATCGAAGGCGCGGCGCATGACGGCGCGCAGCGTCGTCTTGGTCTTGGCCGGCGCGCCCGAGCGCTCGATGCAGCTTCGCATCATGTCGTGCGTTATCTTCGAGATGTCCGTCGAGCCCAGGACGGGGGAGATGTAGTTGTCCATCTGCCCGTCGTACTCGCGCAGGCTCGCGCGGGAGCGCGGCTTGCCGCGGTTGCTGGGGGAGTCGCGGAAAACTCCCCAGTAGTACATGTCGAGCGTCACGCCCGCGTGCGCCGCCTGGGACACGCCCAGCTCCTGCGCGAGCTGGGCGATGGCGATGTCGGCCTCGGTCTCGGTGCCGTGGACCGTGCGCGACACGCGCCGCACGCGCCCGTCCGCGCGGAAGCCCGCCTGCACGCGGATCACCCACTTGCCGGGCGCGACCTCGCGCTTGGAGCCGAGTTTTGACCTTGAAGTATCGTTGGTTGCCATATAATGGTCCTGCCTTTCCCTTATTTGCCGGAGGGCATGCCCCGTGCGGATCCGCCAAGATTGCCGCACGGGGCTTTTTGTTTAGATGCCGAGCCCGCCCTGCTGGGGCTACGCTTCCGCCGCAGCCTTGCATGGACGGCCCGCCCCGGGCTTGGCCGCGATGCGGTACTCGATGGAGTCGCGCGACACCATGCGGGTGTTGCCGACCCTCCAGCTGCTCAGGCTCCCGTCGCGGCAGAGCTGCGCCACGCGCGCGGTGCTCACGCCGAGCATCTCGGCGGCCTCGGCGGCGGTCACGGCCGGGATGTCGGACAGCTCGACGCTGGTCGCGACGGTGACGATCGTGCCGCCGTGGGACGGCGCATGGCCGAGCCCGCCGCCCTCGAACTCCGCCCCGCGCTCCAGCGCCGCCAGGGCGTGGACGCGCAGCCAGTCGACGGCCATCTCCACGGCCTCCTCGTAGGTATCGCCTTCGGTGGCCCCGGCGAGCCCGCACGGCTCCACGGCGTAGCCGCCCTCGGGGTCGGGGTAGACCTCGAACTCCTGCATGACGATCATGGTGGTCTCCTTTCCTGCGGTGAAGGGGAGGGCGGGGCTAGAGCAGCCCCGCTTCCTTCCTGATTCCCCTCGCGGTCGTCTCCTTTATCTCCCGGTGCCTGGGCACTGTCACCGTCACGTCCCCGCGGCGGAACTTGTCGTGCTTGGCGCCGGTGCCGCTGAGCTTTACGTAGCCCGCTTCGGTCAGCTCCCGCTCGAGGTCCCTCTTCTTAGTCACCGCCTAACTCCTTTCGACAATTAAATATTAGCACAGCTAAGTAATAAAGTATATAAAAGATTAGCGCGATTAAGGATTATATTTAATCAGCGGCGGGGTTTTCTGAGCCTGCGCCGTTGGAGGTTTTTTCGGAAAATCCTAAAAACCCTGCCGCGCCGCGGGTCATAATCGTTATGAACACCACTTACGCTCCTGGAGGTACCCATGGCTCGCTGCAGCGTCGGCGCATATACGTACGAGGACGATTCCTGCGACACGATGATCTACGACGGGCTCACGGGCATTCCGCTGAGCCTTGGGTACGAGCTCGTTTCGCAGGAGCGCGGGGACACCGTGAGGGTCGTCGCCCTGGGCGTGAAGGACGACGCTGCGGGCCCCGTCCCGTTTGCGACGCTCAGGCCGTGCGCGTACTCCCTGGCATCCGAATACGACGTGCGCGCCGTGAGGTGCCTGCAGACCGGTCAATGGGTCCTCATCGGGTACATGGGCGTCTAGAGTAAGCCTGCGACCTTCCAGCCGACAGCTAGAATGGTTCATAAAAGGTCCCCTCCCATCGATACGTGCCCCTGGGCTCTTCGCTTGGCGATAGTTGGGAAGGTCGGATAGGGCGTGCCTTCGGGTGCGCCCTATCCTTTTAACTATCGCCTACGCCCCGAGGAGCGCCGCGAGCGTGCCGATCGCCTTGGCCACCTTGGGGACGAGCCCTGCGGCCTTGGATGCGAGGTCGAGTGCGTCCTTTGCCTTCTCGGCGAAGCCTCCCTCGTCCTTCTCCTCGGCGGCGAACCGCAGGTCGGCGAGGGCGAGCTTCACGGCGGCGAGGTCCTCGGGTGACAGGCCCTGGCTGCTCGATATCTGCTTGATCGTCTGGTTGAAGTCGACCGTGACGGTCGCCTCGACGGTGGCGGTCGCCCTCGCCTCTATCTGGTCGGCGGTCGCCTTGGCCATCATGTACTCGTACTCCATGCGGTCCCTGTGCGCGAGCAGCAGGTCGCGGATCGTCTCGATGGACGTGATATCGACCATGCCGGGGCTGACGTTTGCCATCACCCGGGTCCCGGTCTCGCGCTCGATGATATCTCCGAAAGCTGTCACGTACTTAGCCACCACCTTCTGCCTGAGACCGGGCGGGTCGCTCTCGATGACCTCGTCGCACAGGTTCACCAGGCGGTCGATTGAATCGTACATTCCCATGTTATCTGCCAATCTCTCAGGTGGTTCCGTTGAATGCCTACGCGGACCTTACTTGATCCTCTTCCAGCCCTTCGCCTTCAGGCGCTGTAGCCTGAGCTTGGGACAGCTCGGCCTGGTCGCGTGCCGTCTCCAGGATCTTCGAGCGCCTCTTCTCGGTGCTCTGCCGGTAGCAATAGAGCAGCTCGCCCTCCTCGGGGTCGAGCTCATCGACGGCACCATCGTTGAGGCCGGGCGGCCATCCGCATAGGTCGTTAGGCGTGCATCCGAGTACCTGAGCGCATCTGAAAGCATCCTCAAGGAGGATCGGCGTTTCGCCACGCTCCCAAGAGCCATATATGCGAGCGGTCGTGCCAACAAGTTCCGGCATCTGATTTTGCTTCAGACCCTTGGCTTCTCTAAGGGCCCTCAATCGAAGAGAAAAGTTCATATTTCGTACCTCCTTAGACAGGAGTGTACCAATTAGTTAGATAAACGTGTATGAAATCCGTATTTAATTGTTGACAAGTATGAGATACGTAGTAATCTAATTATCGAGATACGAAATCCGCACTTTTCAGATTAAGGAGGTACACATGACGGACGTTAAAGAGTCTTTTGCACATAACTTGCGCATCTTCATGGCCCATGCCGACATCAAGACCGCTGAGGAGCTCTCCGCGGCTTCGGGCGTGTCGGTCTACAGCATCCGCAACTATCTGGCCAAGGCTTCGACACCATCGCTCGAGAGCCTCGCGGCGTTGGGGTTGGCCCTCGGCTGCACGCCCAACGACCTGATGGGCTGGAACACGGACGAGGCCGCGTAGGGATGGGGGAAGAGATGGAAAGTCTCGAAAAGGATGCGGGGCCCCGGCGGATCCGGTCTCGGGGGCGGTTCGGTGCGCAACCCTCGCCGCCTCCCTAGCCCGGGTCGTTATCCGCCATCCTGCACGGTTATCAGACCAGATCCCGCCCGGATTTCCCCGTGCCTGCCCTATACCCCTTTAATAACTGCCAATCGGGAGAGGGACTGGAGAGCTTCGGCGGGACTTTCGGTAGCCCGCGGTCTGGCTGCCTCGCCGCGCGTCGTTGCGCCGACGCCTTCGGCTCGGGCTTTTCCGGCTTCCGTATGCCGGGCGGGGCCCTACTTTACGGCGGCCCGCGTCCTCAAAACTGCCTTCAAGGAGATGGCTCCCTTCCGTCGGTTGACAGGACGCTTGGATTGTACCGCCGTGAGCAGCGGATTGAAAGCGACTACATGAAAGAGGTTACTGGCTATGGCGACACGAAACGCGATTGCGCGGCTGCGCAGGGAGGCCGGTCTTTCCCAGTACCGGCTCGCCGTCATGGTCGGCGTGACCGAGAAGACGGTCTGGAACTGGGAGCGCCGGGGGATAGCCGACGCGAAGTACGGGGCGGCCAAGAGGCTCGCGAGGGCGCTCGGCGTGCCCATGGAGGAATTGGAGGAAGAGGAATGACAGGCAAGAGCTACGAGCTGCCCCACGTCGTCACGACGCTGGGCGGCATGGTGACATGGGTCGACGAGGACTCCGAGTGGCACACGGAGGTGTTCGCCTTCCTGGTGGACGCGCGCGACGCGTTCTACAGGCACGTTCAGGCCGGCGACACCGCCTCCCTGGCGCGCCTGGTGAGGCTCGACCGCAGGCAGGCGCTCGACCTGGCGTCCTGCGACGTCTACGAGATCGACCCGGAGCCGGGCGAGTGGCCGTTCGGCGGCGGTCGCGAATGACCCGGGCGCTGCTGGCCTCGGCCGTCGTGATGGACGCCGCCGGCTGGATGTGCGCCGTGCAGGGGGCCTACGGCCTCGCGCGGGTGTGCTTCTCGGCCGCGATTCCGTTCATCGTTGCGTGGGTGGTCGGGTCGCTATGGGTGAGCTAGCCGAGCCACTCGGGGCGGTGCTCGATAATCGCCCGGATCACCGCGGGCTGGACGGAGAAATCGGTCGCGGAGAGTATCGAGCCGACTGGCGGCATCCCGAAGATACCGAGCTCGCACAGCGCGAGGGCGTCGGAATCGAGCGGGGAGAGGCTGACGGAGCCCTCGTCGAGCGCGCGGGACACCAGTTCCTTCCGCCTCCTCGACATGCCGAGGAATACGGCGGAGAGCCGTTCGTCCATCCTCCGGCGCTTTGCCCGGGCGCCCCTCACGGTGACGATGCGCGCGGTCGCGTACCCGAGCATCGCGGCGGCGCCGGTCAGGAGGAGGCACGAGGCCGGGTGCTCGGCGATCATCTGGCGGGCGTCCTCGGCCATCGCGGCGACCGAGCCGAACCCGACCGCGCCCGCGATGGTGACCAGCAGGTCGATGTTCTCCTTTGCCGCCCTGAGCGCTCTGTTCATCTTCAATTCCCTTCCAAGGAGGTTTCCATGGGTTTCATTCTCGCACTTTCCTTCGCGTTCCTGTTCGGGGTCGGGCTCGGCCTCATGCGCCGCTGACGGCGGGCCCGCCCCCGTCGCGCCACGGGTTCCGTACCGCCCCCATTCCGCGGGGCCCGTGGCGCGACGGGGCCGGACTCCCTACATCCGGCCCGCAAGGTGTCCGCCGCCGACTTGGCGGGGCGGCGGCACCGCTCCCTTTGGCGGGGGAGCGCCCTCCGGCTGCATCTATCGGTGCGGCCCTCCGGCAAGGGATTGGCTCAACGAATGAAAGGAGAAGGCCATGTGGATGTCGATAGCCAAGGGCGCGCGTTACGCCTGCTGCGACAACGTCACGTTCCGTGCGATGGTCATGCAGGGGATCATCCCGCGCTACCCGTCGCTCAACCCGAACAGCTCGCGCGAGGTGGTGAGCAGCGAGGACATCGACGCCGCCATCAGGGCGCGCGGGGCGGTGCCAGCGCTGCCGTCGCCCGACTGCGTGCCGGCGCGCCGACCGAGGCGGGTGGCGTGATGGGGGATCTGGTCTGGGAGGCGGGCTGCAGGCTCGGCGAGCGGTGGGACTCGCTTCCCGAGAGCGTGCGCAGCGTCGTGTGCGCCGTGGCGATGCTCGCGCTTCTGGCCATAGCCGGCGCCGTCGAGGGAACCGCGCCGAGCGGGATGTACTACTAGCTCCCATTTACCTTGACAGCTGCATAGCGATCGGGGCGGCGGCCCGGGGAAGGGAGCCGCCCTATGGAAAGAAGAAAGCCGCCCACCTGGGCGATCATCCTGTTCGTCATCTCCTACAGCGTGTTCTTCGCCATCGGCTTCGCTATAGCCCAAGCCACGAGCGGATGATGGCGATCAGGCCGTGGCCGTAGGTCCCGCCGAAAAAGCCCGCGACGGCTCCCGAGACCACGCTGAAGAGCGCCACGAGGTAGTCGTGCCTGCGCCCGCCACGGACGTTCTCGCGCTCGATGCGCGCCGCCTCGTCGCGGTCGCGGAACCAGCAGCGCCCCTCCGAGGTCAGCTCGCCGAATTCCGCCCGCGGGCCGGGCACCGGCTGCGGCGCGATCAGGCCCTTTTCCGCAAGCGCCTCGTAGACGGCGCGCTCCCTGCCGTATCCCGGCGAGTACCTGCATTCCTCGTTTCCGTGCGCGTCGGTGGCCGCCGCCTCGGACAGCTCGCCGTAGAGCCTGCGGGCTATGTGCTCGTCCACCGACCCGCCGTTCTCCTCAATCTCGAGGAGCCTCCTGAGATAGGACTGCTCCTCGCTCGTCAATTCGACCATCCGGACCTCCGCCCCGATCGCTATGGCAGTTCATGCGAGGCCTTGGGCCTCGAGACAGGAGGATACATGCAATTCGAGAAGAAGTCTGTGCGCCTGGGCGATATCCGCCCGAGCGGGCAGAACCCGCGCGAGGACTTCGGCGACATCGGCGCCCTGGCCCGCAGCATCGAGGCGACCGGCGGCGAGCCGCTGAACCCGCCCGTGGTCGTGGCGGACGGCAACGTGTTCCGCATCGCGGACGGCGAGCGCCGCTACCGCGCACTGTCCTCGATTTACGGGGAGGACCGCGAGGTCTCCGCGCTGGTGGCGGAGAGCATGGACGAGGCCGACGAGCTCGTGGCCATGCTCGCCACCGACGACAAGCGCCAGCTGACCGAGGCCGAGCGCGCACGCGGCGTGCAGCAGATGCTCGTGCTTGGCGTCGACGAGCAGCGCATCGAGCGCGCCAGCCGAGCCACCGCCGGGCAGATCCGCGCGGCGCGCAGGCTTCGCGGGAGTATCGAGGGCCGCCAGGTGACGCTGGAGCAGCTCGAGGCCGCGAGCGCCTTCGACGACGAGAGGGACGTCGAGGCGGTCCTCGCCGCAGGTGACGGCTGGGCGGGCAAGGCCGACCAGATCCGCCGCCGCAACGAGCGCGAGGAGGCCAAGGCCGAGGACTACGACGCCTTCGGAGATGCGGGGATTCCCGTGGTGAAGGAGCAGCCGGAGGGTTTCAACTACACGGACTGGGCCAACGTCGGCCTCGCCGCCCAGAAACTCGAGGGGAAGGAGTTCGCCGCCGGCACCGTTGCCGTGTGGAAGGGCAGCTACTGGGACCTCTACGAGCCGGATGACGGCTCGGGCGCCGGGCCCGAGAAGACCGAGGAGGAGATTCGGGCCGAGCAGGAGGCCGAGCGCGAGAAGGCGGCGCTCGAGGAACTGTACAGGAGCCTGATCGGCTTCGTGGCGTCCGGCGCTTTCGCCATGTCCAAGGACCTCATGGTGGAGGTGCGCGTGGGCCGCGAGGACCCGCCCGCGCTGCTCATGGCGATGGGCGGCGACAGCCACCCCGAGAACGAGGGGCGTTTCGGGCTCGTGCGAGACGAGTTCGCCCGCAACCTCAAGGCGTGCAGGCCCAGCGAGTACGAGGCCGGCTGCTGGCTCATGGCGGCGGCCAAGGACATGGCCCAGCTCAACAACCGCTGGGGCGGCGACGACGCGGAGGCGTGGCTCGACCACTATGACATCTTCCTCTCCGCGGGCTTCGAGCCCGGCGAGGAGGACGTGTGGCTCATGGAGAGGGTGCAGGCGAGCGCCAAGGAGGAGGAGAAGGATGAGTAGCGAGAAGAAGGTCAGGGTGACGGTGGAGGCGTGCGGCGAGGCCCGCGCTTTCGAGTGCCGTTGCGCGACGGTCTCGACCGCCAACGGGGACGGCTCCGGCGACTCTTGCTTCGTGGGCGCGACCAGCACCAGGGACCTGTTCGCGCTCGCCTGCGAGTGCACCGACGCGCTCTGCGTGGCCTTCAGCCAGGCGGGCGTCCCGGACAGGAACGCGCGCAAGCTCGTGCTCATAGCCGCCCTCGGCGCCAATCCCCATGGGCACGCCGACAGCATCCAGACCACCGACCTGGACGCGCGCAGGGAGATCCGCGACATGGCTGCGGAGCTTGGCGTCGATGCCGACATCTAGCGAGCGCCGGGCGGTCGTGCAGCGCGGGGCGGACGGCCGCTGGTTCGCCCGCCCCTACATGGGCACCGACCGCGCCACGGGCAGGCGGATCAGGCCGTATAAGTCCTGGGACGGGGGCCTGACCCGCGAACAGGCCCAGGCCGAGTGCGACAAATGGGTCGCGACCTATATCCCCTCCTCGGCGCAGGACAGCTCCAAGCGCCTGTCATCGATGCTCGTGACCTATGTCTCTGACCCGGTGACCGGCCTGTCCGACAACTCGGTCGCAGCCTACCGCAGCGTGATCAGGACGATGGTGGAGCCGACCATCGGGCGCATCCCCTACGACCAGCTGCAGCCGTGGGACGTGTCGGCGGCGTACCGCACGCTGCTCGCGCCCAGGACGGGCAAGGGGCTGTCGCCCAAGACCGTGCGGCTCATGCACTCGCTACTCAAGGTCGCGTACGGGAAGTGGCGCCATGTCATCGGCTACAACGTCATGCTCGAGGTCCCGGCCCCCAAGGTGAAACCAGGGGAGCCGTTCGCCCTGTCCGAGCTCGATGCGGACGGGCTGTCCCGCGCGATGGTGTCCGCCATGTCCTCGCACGACGCCACGGGCGCCAACATCGCCCGGCGCACCGAGGCCATGGCTGTCTTCCTCGCGCTCCACACGGGCATGCGGGTCGGGGAGGTCTGCGGCCTGCAGCGCCGCGACTGGCGCCGCTCACTGCACGACATCCACGTAGCCGGGCAGGCCGTCGAGAAGCCCAGCCTGCACAGGCAGCCCTTCACCAAGGGCAAGCGCTCGCGGAACGTCTCGATCCCGCCGGCGGTCGAGGCGCAGCTGGAGCGCCACCTGGCGTGGCAGGACACGTGGCTCGTCCGCAAGGGGCCGGCCGCGCCCCTGATCACCTTCGGGCCCGCGGGAGGGCTCGCGAGGCCGTCGACCGTGACGGCCCGGTTCAAGGCGATCGCGCGCGAGCTCGAGCTGCCCGGGGAGACGGTCTTCCACACGCTTCGGCACACGCACGCCACGTGGCTGCTCACGCACGGGTGGGACATGCGCCTGGTGCAGGAGCGCCTGGGGCACGCGAACGTCAAGACGACGCTCGAGATATACGGCTCGGTGCTGCCGGGCCGCGACAGGGAGGCCGCCGCGGCCTTCACCGATTCGATCTACGGAGGTGATATGGATGGATAAGTTCAACTTCAACAGGGACTTCTACGAGGGCTGCCGCGCCCTGGGCGACAGGGAGGGCATGGCGCTCGCGTGGGCGATGCTGCGCTACGGCTACGAGGGCATCGAGCCAAAGCTGAAGCCCACCACCATGGCGGCCTTCAGCTTCGCAAGGGGGCGCATCGACGCCATGGTGAGCGGCAGCATGGGCGGCCGCGCAAGGGCCGCCAAGTCTTCCGGTCGGGTGCCTTGCCAAGGGGGTAGCCAAGGGGGTAGCCAAGGGGGTAGCCAAGGGGCTACCCAACAGGGTAACCAACAGAAGGAGAAGGAGAAGGAGAAGGAGATAACCCTTGCGGGTTATAGCGCGGCCCGCCAAGCCCCCGACGACTTCGACCCGCCCTCGATGGAGGACGTCGAGGCCTACTTCGCCGCCAACTGCCTGCGCGGCGACCCCCGCCAGTTCTTCGACCACTACGCAGCACAGGGCTGGACGCTGCCGAGCGGCCTGCCCGTGACCGACGTGTGGGCGCTTGCCCGCAACTGGAGCCGCAAGCAGGTCGGCTTCGATGCCGACCGCAAGGCGCGGGGCGGGCAGACCTCCCAGGAGGTCGAGCGGGCATCCGTGTGGAAGCCCGTGAAGACTGATGCGGAGCGCATAGTCGAACTCAGGCGCGAGCTGGGTGAGGCGTCATGATCACCCTTTGGGAGATGCTCGAGAACGAGAAGGCCGACCCCGCCCACGGCCGCCCGCTCGACCTGACGCGGATCTACATGGCAAACGTCATGTCGCACGGGGATGCCGCCCGGCTGACCAAGGAGCAGGAGCTCCACGACACGGAGGCGCGCGAGGCGCAGCGCGCCGACCTGTACGAGAGAGTCGCCGCCATCGCGGGCGGCAAAAAGCCGGAGGGCGAGGAGTCGGAGAGCGAGGACCCGGAGCGCAGGTGTGTCAATGGTGTGCCAACGGGCGCGGCGGAGTTAGGGCAGCAGACGCTGGGGTTTCCGCCGCTAGACGGCGCAGGCGGCACGGCCGAGGAGGCCGAGGCCGCAATTAATGCCATATTGTCCGAAGAGAGAAAGCGAGAGACGTTTTGACCGAGATCTCAGCGGTGATGAGGGCCTACCGCGACGCCCTCGACAGGCACCAGATCCCCTGGGCCGACGACACCTACGACACGGTGCCGGTGGGCGGCTACCGGACGCGAATCGAGCGCACCAAGACCATCCTGGACGAGCACGAGGTGAGCGTGATCTGGGGCTACCAGTGCCTGCCCGCGGACGAGCCCGACGATTCCGCCGGCGACGGCGAGGAGACCGAGATGAAGGTCCGGACCGTGGGCATAACCTACGGCTATCCCGACTACCTGGAGGTCATGTACGACCCGATCAGCGCGGACCCGTTCGTGGCCGCGCCCGGCGACATCCTCGCGGAGGTCTTCGGCGTGAGGGGAGGGTCCCGATGAGCTACGCGTGCGGCCCCGCCGACTGGATCGACCTCGCCGTCGGCAGGCTCGAGGACGCCAAGAGGTCGATCGGGGCGGGCATGGGCCCGACCGCCTGCGAAGAGCTGCGCCAGGCGAGGCGATGCCTCAACAAGGCGCTGATCATGGTCGCGGAGGAGAAGGAGATCGTGAAGGATTGGAGCAGGAAGTGAGAGGGGGACCGAAGATGTACACCTGCGAACGGTGCGGGAAACGACGCCGAACTACAGAGAGTGCTCGCCCTCGCTGGCAGCCATTATGGGTGTCCAGGGGCGCTCGTGGTGCGATGAGTGCCGAAGGGAGCTTCGCATCTTGCATGAATGGGAGAACGAGCAGGAGACCGATGAGCGCATGATCTGCCCCTACTGCGAGGGTTCCATTAGCGATCCGTGGGAGTACGAAGAGGGCGAGGACGAGATTGAATGTCCCGACTGCGGCCGCACGTTCGAGGCTGAGATCAGCTCCGTGCGCACGTATCGGACGCGCCGCCGTATCGAGGACATGCCCGACGGCTGGAACGGGGAGGAGTTCTGATGGGCCGAGGATTCATTGAACTGCATGACGACTACGGCTTCAGGTACTTAGTCAACATCGACAAGATCGTTAATGTCAGCGTTGACAACAAAAGGGTCTGGACTGGGGAAAAGTCCTCACTCTATATATGCGGCGAGAGTATGGACCGCCTTTGCGACAGGCTTGTGGGTGATGGCGAATGAACCGCAGGGATGTGACCGAAGAGCTGTCCGAGAAGGTGGGGAAGTGTCCCCGGTGCGGGGTCGAGCCTATGGTGGAGGTCATGCGCGGCCATCCGCGACAGCCCCACTTGGTGGGCGTGGAGTGCCCCGTCTGCCAAGTGAAGTACTACGCCTTTTGGTTGAACGTGGGATCGGCATCGCTTGGGCACGCCGTGGCCAAGCTCGCGGACAGTTGGAACAGCCGGTGATCCGCTCGGCGGCCGAGCTGTTCCGCGCGACCGCCTGGCGCACGGTGCCCTATCTGGTTTCGGGCCCCGCGCGCCGGGCGCTCGTGCACGGCCGGGCAGACGCGCCGAGCGTGTCGGCGAGGGAGATCAGGGATTCAGAACGAAGGGCGAGGGCGCTGCAGCGCGACCGCGCCCGCGCGCTCAAGAGATCGAGGAAGGCGAAGCGATGAGGTTGTTTGAGAAGCTGTGGCGGATGCTCGCCGAGAACCGCCGCGTGCGCAAGAGCATCGAGGCACGCCGCGCCCGCAGGTGCAGGAGGTCGATGAGATGACGGTGATGTGGGACGTGCAGGAGAGGACGTGCGCGGTCTGCGGGAAGGTCTTCATCCCGAAGGCGCCCCACGCCAAGTACTGCTCGGAGGCGTGCCGGCGCGAGCACGACCTGCGCCGCGCGAAGGAGGCCCGCCGCAAGGGCGCCAAGCCGAAGCGCGACAGGGTCGACCGCTACCTGGCGGGCTCCGGCGCGGCGTATGACGAGCTCCAGGCCATGCGGCGCGAGGTCGCGATGAGATATTGAGTTTCCGCAGGTAGACATAGGTAGATATATAATTAAGGCCGCTGGCGTTGGAGCGCCGGCGGCCTTTGGCAAAGACGCCTCCCGGCATCCTCTATATGGCGTAGAGCATGGTACCACGCGGGAGGTCACATGGATGCACGTGAATATCTGGAGACTGTACGGGCCGCCCAGCGCGGCATCGACCGCAGGCTGGCGGTCATCCAGTCGATGCAGGCGCGCGAGCAGGTGCGCGCCCAGCGCTACGACGCCGTGGGCAAGGGCGCGCACGGCACGGACTTCATGCGCTCGACGGACGACCGCATAGACTACGAGCGCCGTAGCGGCGCCGAGCTGTCCGAGCTGCGGCACGAGGTGGAGCGGGGTCGCGAGCTCTGCGCGGGCGTGCGCTCCGCCAACCCAGGCAAGCGCTGGGGCGACGTGCTGGAGCTGCGCTACTGCGAGGACCGCACGCTGCAGGAGATCGCGGGGACCTTGGGCGTGTCGGTGAGGTCGGTGAACTCCGACCTGTGCGCCGCCCTGGACTGGACGGACATGGTCGGGCTGGCGGCAGCCCGATCCGGTCTCGGCCGCGCCGCAGTCTGAGCTAGATATAACTCTATCGAGACCCGTCGGCTCCGCGCCGGCGGGTTTCTCTCTTCTTGCTGGCTGCACGCGATTGCACACGGTTGCACGCCGTTGCACACAATTGCACGCGATTGCCTACGATTGCACGCAATTGCCTACGATTGCACGCGATTGCACACCGTTGCACGTTGCGGCTGGGATATAACTAGGGTGTCGATTCGCAGCGCCGCCCGCGCGGTGTGCGGGTCGGAGTGCGTGGAAGCACAGATGAGTGGCCGGGGTCCCCTTAGCAGTTCAGGGCCCTGGCCTTTCTATTGAACGACAACGTAATGAGGTGGGTCCGTGGTCACACGCGAGGCTATCGCCCGTGCCGCAAGCCGGTACGACACCGTAATGGCGTGGGCTTTCCGCCGCGCCCTGGGCATCGCCCGCCGTGCGGGCGGGCGCAAGTGCAAGGGGGCCGGCAAGTCCTTCGAGCGCCTGCGCTACGCCGGGCTCGAGGAATGCATGGCCAACCGCGGGCGCTCCCCGGTGGAGTTCTAGCCGTGGCCACCAAGACCCGCTACGCCAACGGCCATGCCCGCCGGCAGGTGCGCGCCTGGCTCAAGGCGCAGGGGCTGCCGTGCCACATCTGCGGCGGGGCCATCGACTACGAGCTGCCGGCAGGCGACCCGATGAGCTTCGAGGTGGACGAGGTCGTGCCCGTGTCCAAGGGCGGCTCGCCCATCGACCGCGCGAACGTCGCGCCGGCCCACCGGATCTGCAACGAGCGGCGCGGCAACAAGAGTCTCGCCGCGCTGAACGGCTCGATCTCGCCGCGCCCCCGCGACGTCGGCTGCGCGACCTCGCTGCCGTGGTGACCCGACCCTGGGGGATAGCCCCCTCCCCGGGGGGCCGAAGGCGTGCCCCGCGGCATTGCGCCTTTTTTGCGCAGGCCCCGAAACCGAGTCCATACCGGGAGGTGCATGGAATGTCCACGAAGTCCACGAAGCCGAGGGGCAAGCCCTGGACCCCGGACGAGCGGGAGTTCGTCAGAAACGCGTACCCGGCGCTCGGACCTGCGGCTATCGCGAAGAAGCTCAAGCGCTCGCGCTCCGGCGTGTGCGCACTCATCAAGAGAATGAAGGAGAGCGGCGAGATCGCGACCGGCGAGTCCACGGGGCAGTCCGTGGGCGCGGGCATCTCGGCGCCCCCGGCCGACGGCCCGGACGGCCGCCAGGACACGCTCGGGAGGCTCCGGTGGGTGCGGCAGGTCATCGAGCGGCAGCTCTACGACGCCGAGCCAAGCCAGGCGGCCCGGCTCGCCAAGGAGTACCGCGAGACGCTCGAGCAGATCGAGCGAATAGAGGGGGCCGGGGATGACGGTGGCGACGATGTCATCATCAACGCCGTCTCTGTCCTGCGCGACGTCCTCGGCTAAGCCGAGGCTGCGCCTCGTCCAGCCCTACGAGAGATCCATCGGCTCCCTCGCGGTCGAGCTCGCCCCGACGATGGGCTACGACCTCGTGCCGTGGCAGGAGCAGCTCGCCCACGACATCGGCGCCGTGGACGCGAGCGGCAAATGGGTCCACCCCCGCGTCGGCATCTCCATCCCGCGCCAGCAGGGCAAGTCCGTCGACCTCATCGTGTGGGTCGCGATCATGGCGGCGCTGGCCGGCTACAAGGTGCTGTGGACCGAGCACAACTACTCCACGACCATGGAGATGGTCGCCCGCTTCCGCAAGATCTTCGGCCGCCGCGTCGGCGACACGTCCGAGGGAATCCCGCGCTGGCGCAAGCTCCTGGTCGAGGTCTGCTCCCAGACCGGCCAGGAGTGGATGCGGTTCAGCTCCGGCGGCGTCATCCAGTTCTCGACGAGGACCAAGTCCTCGCGCCTGGGCTTCTCGTTCGACATCGTCATATACGACGAGGCCCAGGAGCTCACGGGCATCCACACCCAGGTCGTCAACCCGACCACGGTGTCCGGAGCCAAGCACAACCTGATGATCGTGTACGCCGGAACGCCGACCCGCGCCGGCAACCCCGCCGAGGTGTTCAAGAACCTCCGGCAGCAGGCGTGGGAGGGCGGCGAGAAGGCGTCCGACCTGCTGTGGCTGGAGTACGGCGTCGAGGAGGTCGGCGACATCTGGGACGAGAGCCGCTGGCCGGAGGTCATGCCATCGCTCGGATACCATGCCGACATCCGCGCCATCCGCACCGGAATGAAGGACATGGACGAGCTGGGAGCCGCCCAGGAATACCTGGGCTACTGGCTGCCCTCGGAGGAGCAGGTGGAGCCGCCCGTCATCGGCGCCGACGCATGGGGCGAGTGCCTCGTGGGGAGCGGCCCCGAGCTGACCGCCGGCTGCAGGATCTGCGCCGGCGTGAGGTTCAGCGCCGACGGCTCGACCGTCGCCGTGGCGTGCGCCGTGCGGCCGCCCGGCTCGCCGACCGTGCACGTTGAGCTTCCCTTCTGCAAGGACCCGGAGCCCAGCACGGATTGGCTGGCCTACTGGATCGCCGCGAGGGCGGGCAGGTACGCGTGCGTCGCCATCGACGGCAAGGCGGGCGCCGGCGCCCTGTGCGACAAGCTCGAGGGCATGGGCATGCCCAAGGACTACATCCTGCGCCCGAGCACCGACCAGGCCGTGACCGCCGCGAGCCTCATCTCGTCCGGCGCGAAGGCGGGCTCGGTCACGCATATCGCGTGCCCGGCGCTCGACCTCTCCGCCGAGACCTCACCCAAGCGCAAGATCGGCTCGTCGGGCGGCTGGGGCTTCGGCGGGGACAACGCCGCGCCCATCGAGGCAGCGGGGCTGGCGCTGCTCGCGCTCAGCACATCGAAGAGAAAACCCGGAATGAAGGCGAGGGTCACTTGATCTCGATACCTTACGCCGTGGCGTCCGCCGACGGCCTGCTCGAGGAGGACCGCGAGACGGTGCGCTGCCTGCTCAACAGCTGGCAGACGCACTACAGGGGCAACCTCCTGCGATCGGACTACTACGAGGCGCGCAACATGCTCAAGGACCTCGGCATCTCCGTCCCCGACTCGCTGCGCGACCTGGAGGTAGCGTGCGGCTGGGGCTACAAGTGCGTGGAGGTCATGCGCGACCACATCGCCTTCGACGGGTTCACGTGCCCCGACGACGCGGACTTCGACGACCTGCTCACCTCCGTGGCCAAGCGCAACAAGATGGCCACGCGCGTCGGCAAGGCCGTCAACTCCGCGCTCAAGTACTGCTTCTCCATGCTCGTGGTGACGGCGGACGAGGACGGGCACGCCCGCATCTCGGCGTACCCGCCGACGCTGTGCACGGGCATCTGGGACGACGTCCACGAGTGCCTGTCCTCCGGCATGTTCGTCGTCTCCTTCGCCAAGGACCGCGGGCGGCCCACGAACCGCCCGGACTGGGTCAACGTGATGCTGCCGGACCGCATGGTGCGCATCCGCGAGGTTCGCCGCAACGAGTGGGCGGCGGAGTACGTGGAGCACGGCCTGGGCGCCGTGCCCATGTTCGTCATGCCGCACAACCCCGACGACGACCGACCGTTCGGCGTGTCCAGGATCAACTCCGAGGTGCGCTGGAACATCGACTGCGCCATGCGCGCCAACGTCAACGAGGAGATCGCCGCCGCGTTCGCCGCGTCCACGCAGAAGTACCTGCTGGGCACCGACGGCGACGCGTTCGCCGACAAGACCAAGTGGAGCGCCTTCATCGGCTCCATCTTCGAGGTCACCAAGACCGAGGACGGCACGATCCCGCAGTTCGGCCAGCTCACGCAGCCGAGTATGCAGCCCATGACCGAGCACTTCGGCAACCTGTGCAAGCGCATGAGCGCCGCGACCGGTATCCACGTGGGGCAGTTCGGCATCATGAGCGACAACCCCAGCTCCGCCGAGGCGATCTACGCCGAGAACGAGCCGCTCATCCTCAAGTGCAAGAGCTTCATCCGCGAGGCAAAGGCGGCGCTGGCGAACGCCGCGACCGCCGCGATCGCGACGGAGCTCGGGTGCTCATACGAGGAGGCGGAGGACGCCTGCGGCGTGTCCGTCCACTTCCTGAACCCCGCCATGCCTACCCTGGCCCAGCAGACAGACAGCTCCATCAAGCTCGCGTCTGTGGTGGACGGCTTCGCCGGCACGCCGACCTTCTGGCGGCTCAACGGCCTCGATGACGACGAGGTGCGCAACGTCTCATCCGAGATCAGGCGCAACGTGACGCGCTCGGCGGCGCTCGACCTGATGGCGGGCGCCGCCCAGGCGGCGGAGCCCGCGCCGCCCGCCGATGATTAGCGCGGCGGAGTTCGCGGCATACAACCGGGCCGTGGCGAAGATCGGAGACGGGGCGGCATCCGACGTGGAGTCCGCCGTGCTCGCATGGTGCCGCGCCCACGGGGCCGCGACCGTGGCCGAGAAGCGCGAGGCCGCGAAGCTCATCATGGAGGGCTTCGTGCAGGGATACGACGACGTCGCGTCGGAGTTCGCGGCGCAGTGGTACGACGACCTCGCCGAGCGCAACGGCGCCAGGCTGCAGCAGGCCGTCACCATAACGACCTACAGGCCAGAATCGGTCGATACCGTTGCCAGATACCAGGCGAAGAAGCTCGTGAAGGGCGGCGACGCGGCGTTCGCCAGGGCGTGCGGCGAGTACGCCCGCAACGACGCGCTGCGCAGCCTGAACGAGACGATCATCTCCAACGTGGGCCGCGACAAGGACCACGGCGTGCGCTTCGCGCGCGTGCCGACGGGCTTCGAGACCTGCACCTTCTGCATCATGCTCGCGAGCCGCGGCGCGGTCTACCACACGCGCGAGTCCGCCGGCGAGTTCAGGCACTTCCACCGCCACTGCGACTGCAAGGTGGTCCCCGGCTTCGAGGACGACCCGGACGCGGAGCTCGTGGAGGGCGTGAGACCGGAGGAGTTGCGCGAGCGGTGGGCACAGTTCAAGAACATCGACGAGGACGAAAGTCTGACGAGTGCCGGCAAGGACGCGGCGAAGCGTGCCGTGCTCGGTTCGCCTGGGCCTCCAGTCGTGTACAAGAAGCCGAAAGAGACCTTCGCGCACGAGCGCGGCGGGTCCTACGACCTCGCGGCGCACGAGGCGCTTCGGGCGGCCGGTCACGAGGTCGTCGTCCGCAAGGAGTGCGCGCCGGAGGGCTTTTCCAATATCGACCTGCTGCTCGACGGCAAGCTATGTGAGCTGAAGAGCCCGACAAGCGATGCGTCTGGCGTCAACGGGCTTAGGTTCATCGAGCGCAATATAAGAAAGGCAGTGCGGCAGTTCGAAAAGGTGGAAGGTGGGCCGGTAAAGCCCTCTATCGTCGTGCTTAACTGCGAGGAAGTCCCTGTGACAAGAGAGGACGCGCTGAAGCGCGTGCGGCTCGAGATGTCGAGGCATGACATCGACCGCGTTATCTTGTTGACCAGGGGCGGGGCCATAGACGACATAAAGAAATAAGCCCCAGGTTAGCTATCCAGCACGCCCAGGGCTTTTCTAATCAGATTATACACACCTGGCTAGCACAATGGCAGTGCGGCGGTCTCCAAAACCGCTTACCGGGGTTCGATTCCTCGGCCAGGTGCCATCGGGGCGTGGCGGAATGGCAGACGCGCGTGCCTCAGGAGCACGTGGGCATCGCCCGTGCGGGTTCGAGTCCCGCCGCCCCGACCAAAAGTTGAACCAGGCCATCCGCACGGGTGGCCTTTTTCATGCCGAAAAGAGCCCCGCACGGGGCAAGACGATGCCCCGCACGGGGCGGAAATGGAGGGAGCATGGCCCAGGAGACCACGCCCGCCGAGACCGATCCGACCAACCCTGCACAGGGCGGAGACGCCGGTCAGGAGCCCGACTACAAGGCGCTCTACGAGAACGCGCTGAAGGAGTCGCGCAAGTGGGAGAGCCGCTCGAAGGCGAACCTCAAGGAGCTCGACGAGCTCAAGGCCGCGGCACCCAAGGCGGACCCGACCGTGGAGGAGCGCCTGAGCGCGCTCGAGAGCGAGAACGCCGCCCTCAAGGCGACCGCCGCCCGCTCCGCGCTCGTCGACTCCGTGGCCAAGGCCACCGGACTCGACCGCTCCATCGTGGCCACGCTCAACGGCGAGGACGAGGACGCGCTCACCGAGCAGGCCAAGGCCGTGGCGGCCATCACGAAACCGGCCGGCGGCGCGCCGAAGGCGCCCGAGGCCGGCGGCAAGCCCAAGCCCGGCAAGCCCTCCAAGAAGGACATCCTCGGAATCGAGGACAAGAAGGAACGCATGGCGGCCATCGCCGCCAACATCGACCTCTTCAAGTAAGGGGAGAAAGGGGCCCCAATGCCCGATATCAAGACCCTCGCAGCCGCGCGCAACGTCGACCTCGTGAACACCTTCACCAAGTCGCTCGAGAAGCTCACGGCTATGCTGTCCACCTGCGCGCCCATCCACGCGGCCGTTGGCGAGACGCTCCACCAGAAGAAGATCATCGGCAAGCTCTCCGAGGCCGAGTACACCCCCGGCCAGGACATCCCGCTGTCCAGCTACGACTACGCGGACGTCGCGACCTACGAGGTGACGCTCAAGCCCTACCGCAGGCAGACCATGCTGCAGGAGGTCAAGAAGCGCGGCTACGACGGCGCCGTCGACAAGACCGACGCCGCGATGATCTCCGACATGCAGCGCGACATCAAGAAGGACTTCGTCGCCGCGCTCGGCGCCGAGGGCACCACGGCCGCGACCGGCAAGAGCCTCGTGGCCACCGCCGCGAACGCCTGGGCCGCCCTGTCCAACCTCACCGAGGAGTACGGCTTCGGCAGCGGCGAGACCGTCTACTTCGCCAACCCGGTCGACTTCGCCAAGCAGATCGGCGAGTCCGAGGTCTTCAGCGCCTTCGGCATCTCCTACATCGAGAACTGGGCGGGCCTGGGCACGCTCGTGTCCACCGGCTCCGTCGCCGCCGGCACGATCTACGCGACCGTCAAGGACAACATCAAGGTCTACGTCGCTCCGACCGACGGCGACGACCTGTTCGGCTTCTACTCCGACGAGAGCGGCTACATCGCCGTGTCCCACTCGCCCGAGCTCAAGAGCCTGACCTACGACACCGTGGCCTACGTCGGCCTCGTGTTCTTCGCCGAGTACATCGACTTCGTGGTCAAGGGCACCATCGCCCCGACCGCCTAGGCAACCCTAAGGAGCATCCATGATCGCTTTGGTCACCTACCCGTACCGTGACCGCGAGACCCTCGCGGTGCATCTCGTGGGGGAGGAGGTCGAGCTGACCGACGAGCGCTTCGCGGAGCTGTCCGCCGGCGGCTTCGTCGACCTCCCGCCCGCCGAGCCCGAGGTTAGCGCGGAGCCCGTCGAGGACGATGGCGCCGAGGGAGAGGGCGTTGAGGACGCCGCGCCCGCGCCCGAGCAGCCCGTGCCCGAGAAGCCCGCGAACGATATGACCGTGCAGCAGCTTCGCGCTGCCATCGAGGCCGCCAACGGCTTCGCGCCGCGCAAGGCGACCAAGGCCGAGCTCATCGCCATCCTGGAGACGCTCTAGTGGACGCCTTCGCGACCGTCGCCGACTACATCGCACGATGCGGCCCCGTCGATGACGGGGACGAGGGCAGGGTCGCGGCCATGCTCGAGGACGCATCGGCGCACCTGCGCGGCGCGTACCGGCGCCATATGGGCAGCGACTACGCCGCCGGCGTCAACGCCACGTTCGACGAGAACGTGAAGCCCGTCTGCGTGGCCATGGTCGCCCGCGCGGTCAACGCGCCCGGCGCCATGGCGGGCATCACCCAACAGTCAGAAACTGCAGGCCCGTACTCGTCCAGCTTCACGTTCGCGAACCCCACGGGAGACCTCTACCTGGGGCGCTCCGACCTCAAGCGGCTCGGCCTCGCCGGCTGCCGCGTGCGCAGCATAGACGCCATGACCGCCGCCGACAGGGAGGGGGATGCGGATGTTTAGGACCGTCACCGTCCAGGTGATCGCGCCGCAGGAGCCGGCCACCGACGCTCACGGCAACGCAGTGTGCGAGCTCGGCGCGGCAGAGGACGTACCCGGCGTGCTGCCCCAGCCGGGCGGCACGGCCGACCTCTCCGCACCGCGCCCCGAGGGGACCGCCGTCTCCATGACGTTCCATTGGCCGCGCGGCGACCGACGCTCGCTGCGCCGCTGCCTAATCCGCTACGACGGACGTGCGTACCGTGTGATCGGCGACCCCCAGCCCTATCTGCCGGCCAACTGCCCCGGGCAGTTCGACCGCGCCGTCGAGTGCGAGGCCGTCGATGGGTAGGCGCGTGCGCGTCACGCCCGTGATGTCGGGCGTGCGCGCCGTGCTCAAGTCGGACGGCGTCAAGGCGATGCTCGAGTCCCAGGCCGCGGCCGCCGCCGCGCGCTGCAATGTCATGTGCGACCCGGCGCTCAGGCGCGCCGGCGCACGCTACGAGTCCAAGGGCGTGCAGCGCGGCTATACCGCCGGCGGCCTGGTCTACGAGGCGGGCGAGAGGGACGGCAGGCTCGCCGGCCTAGACAACCTGCGCAACAACACGCTCAGGAAGGGGTGCGGTCTCTGATGTTCGACATCCTGGCCGTCCTGCCGCAAGAGCTCGGCGCCGCGCTCGGCGTCCCGTGCTCCACGACAGTTCCGAGCGATAAGCCCGACAGGTTCGCCACGGTCGAGCGCACCGGCGGTCCGTCCGGCCCCGGCCGCGACAACCCGTACCTGGCGGTCCAGACGTGGGCCAGCACGGAGGCCGAGGCCTACGCGCTCGCGCTCATGGCCCGCGAATGGCTCACCTGGTGCTGGGAGGCCATACCCGAGGTCTGCAGCGTGTCCGTGGAGGGCACCATGCGCTTTCCCGACCCCGACAGCCGCTTCGAGCGGTACCAGATCAACGTTTACATGGTGACGCGCCCGTAGCGCGCCACAGGAAGGAGGGCCACATGTCCGAGACCCCCATGTTCGACAAGGACTCCGTCGGCGTAGCCAAGGGACGCCCCGGCGGCTACGCCGCCGTGTTCCCGGCGGGCACCGACATCAGCGTCTTGGCCGACCCGTCCAAGACACTCAAGGAGCTCATCGATCAGCACCACGGCGCCTCTCTCGGCTACATCTCGGAGGACGGCGTGACGTTCACGACCGACACCGACTCCGAGGGGCACAACGACTGGGGAGGCTCCGAGGTCGCGCGCGACCTCACGAGCTACGCCGACTCCGCACAGATGACCTTCATCCAGTCGTCCGTCGCCGTTCTCAAGACCATCTACGGAGACGACAACGTGACGGAGAGCGGCGCGACCGTCACCATCCGCCACAACCGCAACTTCACCGACCCGCACGTCTACGTGTTCGACTCAGTCATCTCCTCGACCAAGGTCCTGCGCAACGTCATCCCGATCGGCCAGGCGTTCGAGCGAGACGACGTCTCCTACAACAGCTCCGACCTGCTCGGCTACACGCCGACCATCACGTGCGTGCCCTACAACGACGACGGCGACACCCACACGACCGCCATCTACGACACCGTCAAGGCCGCACAGGTAGCGCAGGACGAGGGGCGCGCGCAGGGCGATGAGGAGCCCAAGGCCGTCACGGCCTAGCCGGACAACAGACAAAGGGGAGGGGCATCCGCCCCTCCCGTCCCGCCAAATGCTTGCGGCGGGCGCTGCGCGGTAGGCGCCGCAGCGCCCTCCGCAAGCATTTGCGCCTACAAAGGAGGATTTATGGACATCAATGAGATGACCCCCGAGCAGCTGCGAGAGATGGCGGAGTCCAAGGAGCGCATGCGCGCGCACCTGGAGGAGCGGTACCTTGGGTTCACCCCCGCGCCCATCGTCGAGTTCGACCCTTCGGCGAAGCGCCAGGCGCTGCAGCCCTGGGAGAAGGCCGTGGAGGTGGAGGGCGTCGAGTACACGCTCGACATGCGCCGCTTCCGCTCGCGCAAGGTGCTCAAGCAGATCGCGCGCGCACAGCGCGGGAGCGCGGCTCGCAACAGCGTCTACGAGAAGGCCATCCGCTCGGGTATGACCGAGGAAGAAGCTACCGCCGCGGCCAACGAGGGCGTCAGCATCGACGAGCAGCTCGGCTACCTGACCGCCATGCTCGGCGAGGAGGTCGAGGACAGGGTCGCCGAGGCGGTGACCGCCAAGATGGGCTACGACGACATCGAGGAGATCGTCCGCATCGAGGGGCTGCTCATCGAATCCGCGAGCCTAAAAAACTAGTCGCGCTCGTCGACGTCCTGCTCGACGGGCGCGACGAGCTCAAGGCGGACCTCCGCCAGTACTATTCGCTTGACCTGGACGATGCCATCACCGGCGGCGACTTCGACGGACTCCTCACGCTCGTGGGGCAGCTGCCGCCGCAGTCGCGCACGGTGTCGCGCATCGACCCGCGCGCGACATGGGACGAGCACGCCTACCTGCTCGCCCTGGCCGTCGACAACCTCTCCTTCCTGCGCTACGAGAACGCCGGGGGCAAGGGCAGGAAGCCCGACCCCCTGAAGCGCCCGAAGGCCAGGGCCGCCGAGCACGCCGCCCGCCGTCTCGACCTAAGCCGGGACGAGGTCGACTCCCTGCTGTTCGGGGAGCGCTCATAGGTAGGTGATCAACCCTTGCCCACCGTGGCCAAAGGCTCGGTGCTGCTGACACCGAAGTTCGACAACCTCACGTCATCGATCAGCCGCCAGCTCGACGGCGCCTTCGCGGGCAGCTCGGGCATCGGCTCCAGGGCCGGAGCCAAGACGGGCGCGGCCTTCAGCGCCGGCCTCGGGGCGAAGGCCGGCGCCGTCGCCGGCATCGTCTCGGCAGTCACCGGCAAGGCCTTCACGGCCATCAGCAACTCGCTCGACTCGGCAATCAGCCGCGTCGACACCATGAACAACTTCCCCAAGGTCATGGCGGGCCTGGGATACGGGGCCGACGCGGCGACCTCGTCCATCGACAAGATGAGCGACCACCTCACCGGGCTGCCCACGCGCCTGGACGCCATGACCTCGTCGGTCCAGAAGATCGTGCCGACCGTCAAGGATGTCGGCAAGGCGACCGACATCATGCTCGCCTTCAACGACGCGCTGCTCGCGGGCGGCGCGTCGACGCAGGTTCAGGAGGCGGCGCTCGAGCAGTTCTGCCAGGTGCTAGCCAAGGGCAAGCCCGAGATGGAGGACTGGCGCTCGATCGTCACGGCGATGCCGGGCCAGATGGACCAGGTCGCCAAGTCGATGCTCGGGCCGACCGCGAGCACGAACGACCTCTACGACGCGCTCAAGACCGGCAAGGTGAGCGTCGAGGACCTCGAGGACGCGTTCATATCCCTCGACAGGAACGGGTACGCGGGCTTCGACTCCTTCGCCCAGCAGGCAAAGACCGGCACGGCGGGCATCGCCACGTCCGTGGCCAACCTGAGGAACTCCGTGACCAAGGCGGTCGCGGCGTGCATCGATGCCATCGGCGTCGAGAACATCACGGCGCCCATCCAGGCGGCGACCGGGCTCATCAAGGGCGCGGGCGACATCGCCGCCGGCGCCATCACGTCCGTCAAGGATACCGTGTCCGACGTTGGCGGCTACGTCGAGCGGTTCATCGGCATGCTCGAGCGCCTCGGCAGGTCCTCGGACAGCTTCTCGACGCTCGCGTATAACGCGGACGTGCTCATGCGGGCGGTCCGCGGCGCCCTCGAGCCCGCGGCGGATGCCGTCGGCAGGGTCATAGACCGCGTCTCCGAGCTCGCCGGCCAGACGTTCACCGCCGCCTGGCCGGAGGACCTCGCGCTCGGAGTCAAGGGTGCCGCCGACGCGATCAACGGGCTCGTGGACGGGGCCGGGGGCATCGAGGCGGTCTGCTCCACGATCAGGGGCCCCGTCTCCGGGCTCGTGGGCGATTTCGACGGTGCCGCGAACAGCGTCCTGTCCTTTGTCGACTCCTCGAGCGGGATGTCGGCAATCGCCGATGCGGTCGGCAGGTTCGTAGGCTCTACTGCGGGCCTGGCCGCCGCCAAGCTCGCCATCTCGGGCGTGACGGGCGGCATCGACAAGTTCAAGACCCTGCAGGCCGCGCTCAAGGGCGTGGCGAAGGTGGCCGGTTCGGGGATCGGCGAAGTCGGCGCGCTCGCGTCGATGGTTTCCGGTGAGGCGGCTGGCGCCTTCACCTCGGCGTCCGGCCCCGTCCGCGGACTGCTCTCGGCCATCGGCTCGGGCGCTGGCGCCTTCACGACGCTCGTCGGCCCGATAGCCGTCGTGGTCGCCGCCGTCGCCGCGCTCGCCGCCGGCTTCGGCTACATGATGACGACAAACGAGGGCTTCCGCTCGTCGGTCATGTCTGCCGCCTCGGCGGTCGCATCCGGCCTGGCGCCCGCCTTCTCGGCCGTCGCCTCGGCGGTGGCATCGGTCATGCCGACCCTCGTCTCCGCGTTCGCCGCGGTGGCCTCGGTAGTCACCGGGCAGCTGCTTCCCGCTCTCGGCAACATCGCCCTCGCGCTGCTGCAGCTGCTCGCCGCCGTCGCCCCCGTCGTCGGGCAGATCATCGCCGCCGTCGCGCCGGTCGCGGCGCAGATAATCCAGCTTCTCGTCCAGGTCGCCGGCGTCATCATGGGCGTGCTCGTGCTGGCGGTCAACGCCATCGCCGCAGTCGTGCAGGCCGTTTGGCCCGTCGTCCAGGCGGCGTTCACCGTCGCCTGCGCCGCGATCTCGGCGCTCATCTCGACGGTATGGCCCGCCATCCAGCTGGTCATCACGACCGCGATGCAGGTCATCAGCGCAGTCATCGGCACCGTCCTCGCCGCCATCAACGGCGACTGGGAGGGCGTGTGGGCGGGCATCCAGTCGATCGCCGAGATCGTGTGGCACGCCATCCAGACCATCGTCAACGCCGCGATAGGTGTCGTGTCGTCGGTCATCAGCTCGGTGCTGGGCACCATCAGCGGCGTCTGGTCGAGCACATGGGGCGCCATCAAGGGCGCGTTCTCCTCCATCTGGGAGGGCATCAAGGGCGCCGCCCAGAGCGGCATCGACTCCGTCTACACCACGGTCACCGGCATCAAGGACAAGATCACCGGCTTCTTCGCCGGCGCGGGCTCCTGGCTCGTCGAGTCCGGCAAGGCCATCCTCAACGGCCTCAAGTCCGGCATCGAGAGCGCGGTCGGCGCCGTCACGTCGTCGGTTTCCGGAGCGGTCGAGAGGATCCGCGGCCTGTTCCCGTTCTCGCCGGCGAAATGGGGCCCGTTCAGCGGCCACGGCTACACGACCTACTCCGGCCGCGCCCTCATGGGCGACTTCGGAGAGAGCATCGTCGCCGCGTCCGCCGGCACCGCGGCGATGGCGTCCAAGGCGCTCGCCCGCGTGGAGGACGTATTCGACGTCTCCCCGGTCTCGTTCGCGGCGGCCGACGCCGCCGGCGCGCGGTCGGTGGCGCTCGGCGCGGCCGCCCCCGCCGGCCTCGGCATCGTGGAGCGAGGAGACACCTACTACATCAGCATCGACGGCTCCCTCCTCGAGGTCGACGAGCGCATCGCGCACGCCCTCAAGGAGCTCATCGCCGAGGTCAAGCGCTCGTCCAGGTCAAGGAGGGGGTAGGGCATGGCATACGCGGAGACAAAGCGAAACGGCGTAAAGTACTACGGGGTCTCCCTTTCGACCTGGGTCGAGAACATCAGCGACTCGACCGCGCGAATCCACTGGAGCGCCTCGGTCGACTTCGGACCGTGGAACATGTGGGGCGTCCGCCTCCATGTGTCGGTGGGCGGGGTGGAACGCGCCAGCGGCGCCGGCGTGACGGTCCAGAACTACAAGCAGGCGGTCAGCCTGAGCGGCTACACAGACGCCGCGCGTAATGATAACGACTACAGCGTCTGGTGCTCCGCCTGGACGTCCAGCGAGACTGTAAACGGGTACGGCGGAGTCACCGCGACTACCTCGTGCGGTGAGAACGCCGGTATCCCCAAGGTCCCCGCCTACAAGCCAGACGCGCCGACCGACCTCATCGTCACGGAGTCGACCGATGGGACGACAGCCCTCGAGTGGGTCAACCACCCGGACGACGGCGCGCGCAAGTACTACGACGGCATCAACGTCTACCGCCATACGGATGACGGGCCGCCCGAGAACCCCTATAACCAGGCGACGATCTCCAACTGGCGCGACGTGACGACGAGCGCCAACCACTTCTACGACTACGACGTCAGGGCGCGCTGGCGCGGCGGCACCTCCGAAATGTCGAACAAGGTGCGTGTGTTCAAGACCCCCGCGCCCCCGGCATCCGTCTCGCTCGCGCGCTCCGGTGACGGCGAGGTCTCGCTGGTCGTGCGGGGTCCCGACATCCCGTCCTGGATAAGCGGCTTCAAGGTCCGCGCGACTTCGGACGGCGGTAAGACCTTCATCTCCCGCAGCCTCGCCGCCGACAAGCAGGAGCCGGGCGTCTGGTCCATGACCGACCCGGCTGCCATGGCCGGAGAGAGTATCGTCTACGAGGTCTGCACCTACCGCGACAGGCCCGTAGCGGGCGCCGGCGACACCATATGCTCGGCATGGACGGCGTCCAACGCCGTGGCGACAATCTGTCCGCCGTACGCGCCGGCCGTCTCGGGGCTGGCTCCGGCCTATCCGACCGGCTCGACAGCGTCTGTGACATGGGTGCGCAGCCACCCGGACGGAACGGCGCAGACCGCGGCGCAGGTCGAGCTGGTCAAGCCTGGCGGCGCCGTCGCGGTGACCGACATCAACGGCCCCGCCTCGACGGCTCGCCTGAAGCTTCCCGACAAGGGGGCATACCGCCTGCGCGTCCGCACCAAGGGCTCGGACCCGTCATGGGGCGCCTGGAGCCAGTACTCGTCGTTCACCGTCGCAGACCCTCCGCAGGCGTTCTTCACCACGCCGGCACAGGACGGCGACACGGTCGTCGAGCTCCCGCTGCCCATCGCGTGGAGCGTCGCGGACGAGACCGGGGTCGCGTCCCAGCGGCTGAAGGTGACGTCCCCGTCGGGAACGGTGCTGGACGTCAACGTGGGCGAGTCCGCGCGCTCGCACTCCGTGTCGACGGGGCTGAGCAACAAGACGACCTACACCCTCGAGCTGACCGTCCGCGGCGGCTCAGGGCTCTCGGCGAGCTTCACCAGGACCGTGGCGACCGACTGGCTCGTCCCCGCCACCCCGATCGTCAACATCGACTACTCGGACGACTACGCCGCGACCGTCACCGTTCGCGACGGCGTCTCGGAGTACGCGGTCAGCGGCCACAAGCTCCGCGGACCCATGTCGAGAACGGGCCGCGGAACCATCAGGCTCAACGGGGGAGCCTCGGTCAAGGGGACGAAGCTCCTGCTCCACAGCCTCCCGCCGTGCCAGTCCTTCGACCTCATGCGCGTCCTGCCGGACGGCTCGCGAAGGACGCTCGCGACGGGCCTCAAGCAGGGACAGAGCGTCATCGACCGGCTGCCGCCGCTCAACGTGGCGTTCACCTACGTCGCGGTCGGGCACGCCGCGAGCGGCACGGTCTCGACGACCGAGGTCGAGACATCGTGCCGCTGCCGCGGCTACGCCTTCAACTTCGACGCGGGCGCGACCTCGGTCGTCGCCGGCACCGTCGGGGCGGGCGGGCCGCCGGGGTACTCGCGCGGGTACGACCACGGGGTCACCCAGTTCCACTTCTTCGGCTCCGCCGGCGGCCTGCCGATGGGCTACCCGTCCAACAAGATCGATATTTCGGAGAGCTGGGACTTCGCCGTTCCGGCAGACGAGATCGGACGCGTTGCGGACCTGTTCCGCGACCATCCCCACTGCTGGGCGCGCACCCACGACGGCGACCGCGCTTTCGTGCAGCTGACGCCGACCATCACGCGCTCGTCCCCGAGGTGGTACAAGGTGAGCCTCGCGACCAAGCGCGAGGTCTGGAGGGAGCCCAATGCCTAGGGACAGCTTCTGGCTCGAGCCCTTCTCGGCCGAGTACCGCTTCGTGCGGGTCGATCTCGCGACCGGGCTGGAGGGCGCCGAGCTCGCCAACATCACAGGCGGGAGCGTGGAGCGCAACCAGGACACGGCTATCTTCGAGCAGGGGAGCGTCAAGTATGTCGGGGCCCTCGACATGGGCACCGACTTGCTGCGCGTGTACCTCGAGGCATCGTCCCCCTGGACGGGCGAGAGTCGCACGGAGGCACTGGGGACCTTCTACGTCTCCACGCCGAAGGTGAGCGCGGACGGCGCCGTCATCACCGGCAGTGCCGACATCTACGGCAGGCTCAGGGCGCTCGCCAAGGACGACTTCGACGGGCCGTACGTCATCCCCGCCGGCACCAACATGGTCGACGCCGCCAGGAAGATCGCGGAGGGCTGCGGCCTCGAGGTCGTCGCGGACGAGAGCGACGCCGCGCTCACCTCGACGTGGGTGTTCGGCATCTCGACGACATCGTCCGACGAGGACCGTGCGGACTCCAAGCTTGCGGCCGTCAACCGCCTGCTCGAAGCCGCCGGCTTCCTCGCGGCGCACACCGACCCGTATGGGCGCGTGCTGTTCCGCCGCTATGTGGAACCCGACCAGAGGCCGATAGCCTTCGATTATATCGAGGGACCGAACTGCCGCATTACGCTCAGGCTCGACTACGAGCACGACACCTTCAGCGTCGCCAACGTCATCCACGTCGACTTCTCCTCGCAGGACATCTCCGTGCGCGGCACAGCGGTGGATGATGACCCCAACAGCCCGTACTCGACCGTGAGCACCGGGCGACGCGAGACCGCGCGATACGACCTGTCCGACCTGCCCACGAGCATCACGGAGGACTCGAACGTCCTCTCCGGCGCCGCCGAGATGCAGATCGGCTCGGGGACCAAGGAGAGCGGGACCTACCGCCAGAGCGACAGTCACGGCTCCATCTCCACCGTGTACGTGCCTGACTCCCCGCAGACCGCCGTCTTCTTCGGCCTCAAGGTCGCGAGCGACGGGGGTCGCATCGGCTTCTGCCAGGACAAGGTCGGCTCCCTCAAGAAGGGCGAGCCGATCACCCAGAGCCTGTGGATCAAGGGGACGAAGGGTGCCCGCGTGAGCCTGCAGGCGTGGTGGGTGCCGTCCCTGTCGGCAGGGCCGCGCCTGCATTACGAGACGCTCACCGGCGAGTGGCAGCGCCTCGTCGCGACCGAGACCCCAGCGGACAACTACAGCGACGTCTCGGCGGGCTACGTGTACCTCGAGGCGGGCGGCGAGGCCGTGGTGGTCGCCGACAAGGTCGAGGAGGGCGTCGCGGCGACGCCCTGGCCGCACGATGCCCTCCAGGCGGCGGCGGACACCAAAGCCGCGACGCTGCTCAACGACAGCAGGTCCGTCATCCAGAGGGTGAACTGCTCCTGCATATACGACCAGGTGTCGGTCTACGACGCGGGTAATCTTCGACTGCCGGCGGCGGGCCTGGACCTCGACCACGTCTGCATCAGGACGCAGACGATTAACTTTGATGACGGGTGCCCGATGGATATCGAGGCCCGCAAGTTCGAGAGGAGCGCCGCATGAGCATGGCTTCCGACCTGCTTGAGGCCATCGCGCCGCCGGACAGGCCCACGGCGCAGATCGCCTACGGCTATGTCACGGCGGTGTCGGGCGGCACGCTCTCGGTACTCGTGCGCGGTGGCGTGGCCGAGGGCGTGCACATGACGACGTCCTGCTCGGCTGCCAAGGTCGGGCAGAGGGTCGTCCTCATCGGGTCGCCGCCCGTGTGGACGGCGATCGGGGTACTCGCATAGGAACGTTATCGAGAAAGGAGCTCCCGCCAATGTCTGACAGCACGGGGGACGCTACGTACGAGATCAAGGTGGCCGACGGCGGCTATATCGACGGCCTCACCGTCACCGGGGACGACGGAACGTCCGCCGACTACACCTTCCGCTATGAGAACGAGGCCGAGCTCGAGGCGAGCCGAATCGCCGCCGACGAGGCCGCCGCGCGCGCCAACGCCGCCGCTGCGGCGGCGAAGCCGTACTACATCCAGCAGGCGGAGCCCGAGCGCACGAAGCGCGTCGACGGGATGCTCTGGGTGAAGGTCAACGAGTCGAAGAAGTCGGTCGACGCGCTCGCTCGTTGGGACGCCGGCAAGACGGGCAACGCGATCTTCCCCGGCGAGCAGACCGTCCCGGGAAACAGGACCGTGGTCGACATCCCCGGTGCGTGGACGCTTTTCGACGACCACAGAATCGCTTAGAGAGGAAAGAACATGGCGGGTATCTTCAGCTACGCCAAGACGCTTTGGCAGGACGGCGTCACGGCGATCACCGCTGCGCGACTCAACCACATCGAGCAGGGCATCTCCGATGCCGCGGACAGCATCAAGACCCTCGGGGATTCCGTATCCCAAATCGGAAACATCGAGTCGAGGCAGGTGTTCTGGCAGTCCCAATCGGAGACCACGGACCTGATGCTCAAGAGGACGTGGACCTCCATCAAAACGGTCACGCCCACCATCCTGTGGACCGTGGCCGATTCGAATGGCCAGGCTATGTGCGGAATCGCGTACAAGCACTCTGACAAATACGGCGCCTTCATCGAGTTCGGGTATTCCCGAGGATTCGCGTCATGGAAGCTGTTAGACGGCTTGTGGATCAAGGAGTAGCCTTCCGTATCCCTGCAATGGTGGGGCACATCGGTTTCGTTCAATCTTGAGACGGCAAAGACGTTTGCAATCGTCGTGATCGGCGCGACTGATACCCCGATAAAAGGCCCGTTCATGGTTTGGTTCAGCTCGGCAAAACCAAGCAGCACGGCGCTGCCAGACGGTGTAACCATCTCCAATGATGGAAGAATGGTCACCGTCTCATACCGCAGCGATGTGACATTCGTAGTGCAGAAATATGTCTGCTAGTTTTCCGTATCCCAAGCTCGCGGCGATTGTTATTCGAGCGACATGAATGACATCACCAAACCAGGAACATACCGTGTCGGAAATAGCGTCACGCTGAATAAGCCGCCTAATGCATACGGATGGGGCTTCTTGCTGGTGTTCACACCCAGCGACAACTACGCAGTGCAGGTCTATGTCCCGGAAGGCATAACTGGAAATTTATATTGGCGCAGTATTTGGAGAGGGGATGCCGATCAATGGAGTGTCGTCAAAGGCAACGTACTGGCTTCAGCCGACTCGTCCGACCAGACGGACGCAGAGCTTAGCTAGGCTACCTCGACAGCGCGACCTTTGTTGATGCACCAGTCGCGCTGTTCGTGTAGCTGAACTTGTCGGCAGAAAAACCGAGCGTCACGACCGAATCGTCGGACATCGTAACCTCGACGATCACATCGGTCGTGTTGTTGTTCGACTGCCTGAAGCGCACGTTTTTCACTATAGCAGTCACGTATTTATCGCAACGGGATACGGAATGCTATTTAGTCCAGAGCGTCTTGAGATTTCCAGTAGACCCGTACTGCAATTTGATGCCTTCTGCTTTCGAGATGGTGACGTAAAGCGATTTGCCGTCCTTTAAACAGAATTGCACTTGGATATAAGTGTCCTCGCCCGATCCCCACGAGCCACACGAGATGGAGATGACGTCTCCCCAGAAGGTCGGCACTCGGGATACGGAATGCTATGCGCTGTAGATATCCGTGTGCGTTTCGCCAACGCGCTTGTACACGTTTATCTTCTTGGATGATGCCTTCTCGGTTGGGAACGATGCTATGTACTCACCATCGCTGCATTTGAAGACAATGCCAAAGTCATCGTTTGTAATTGACAAAGAGACAACTTCCGCCTTGTTTATTAGCTTAACCCGGGATACGGAAAACTATGCAACCGATACGGAGCATACGTCACCAATCGGTGTCATGACTAATCCTGAAGACCAGTTTGTAGTTTTTATTACGGCAGTCTTATTGTTCGGGAATGTGATGTTAAGGCTCTGACCTGCAAGAATCTTACTCGTCGAGTCCATACAATTCAGGAATATGGCGCTCGGGGCGCCGTTGTTGTCGATAATCAGGAGTGCCGACGAATGGTTGGCGGATTCAAACGAAATCGTCACGCTGCTTTTGTCGCCTACGGTAAACGTTTTCAACGGGGATACGGAATCACCACTCCATAGCAGCCGAGTACGAATCGCTCGCCCTGGCAACGACCGTCCTGAAGCTCTGTAGATAGTGCGACATGGCGGTATTAACAGTCGAATGCCCCAGCGCCACGGCTATGTCCTCGATGGCGGCTCCATGCTCAAGCGATATGGTCGCCCAGCTGTGGCGCAGGCAGGTCATAGGCACGTGCGGCAAGCTGAACCGCTTGCAGAACGCGCGGAACTTTCGAGCCACGGTGTTCGGATCCAGTTGGCAAAGCCTGCCGGACCTACGCGCGCCCCTGATGGCGCGGAGCCTCTCGAGGGCAAAACGAGGTAGCTTGAGTCGCCTGTCTGAGAGTTTGGTTTTGCACCCGGTCTCGATGACATCGCCCTTTACGACATGCAGCCCGCGCCGTACGTGCACCCAGCCGCTCCTCCAATCGATATCCTCAACGCGGACGGCACACGCCTCGCAGCGCCGCAGGCCGAGCGTGGCGCCCAGGAGCACCGCCGGCTCGAAAGGCTGTCCGACGATCGCCCTAAGGGTCGTTCGCTCCTGTTCGGCCGTCAACGTAGGGCGGCGCGCGGTTGGTTTCTGCGGCAGCTCCACACCCTGGGTTACATCCCAAATGCGGAGCTGGTGGCGCCTCAGTATCCATCGGTAAATCTGGCGGAACGTCTTGTACGCCTTCTCCGCCGCGCCTGCCCTGTCGAACTCATCGATCCATTCCTGGACCTGCTCAAAAGTAATCGAATCTATCTCGCGATTGCCCCATTGGGAGATGAGGTGGCAGCGTATCGCGCTCTCGTAGCCCTCGAGGGTGGTGGCGCGCAGGCGCTTTCGCTTGTCGGCCATGTACTCGGCGGCGGCATCTTTGAACAGCATTTCGATCATCCAATCTCCTAAAAATCCCAGACGCATTGCATGGTACGCCGTGCCGAGGCGTCTGGGATTTTCAGGGGATTCGACAAGGCTCGTAGCCCTGAAATCAGCGGCAAATAGCGGAAGAAAGGAGGGCAAGCGTGGCATCACTGGCGCAGATTGTCGTGACGACGGCCGTGTCCTGTCTGGTATCGGCGATGGTCGCGGCGGGCGTCGCGACCGTCAGGGCCCAGGGGCGCAAGGCGTCGGAGCGGGCGGAGCGCGAGCGCGAGGCCAGCGAGGCACTCAAAGCGGGGATGCGGGCGCTGCTCTGGGCTGAGCTGCAGCGCATCCATGAGAGGGCCATGGCGCGGGGCGGTCTGACCGTCGAGGAGCGCCGGCATCTTGAGAGTGTCTACGCCGCCTACCACGGGCTGGGCGGCAACGGCACGGGAACGCGTCTCTACGAGGACGCGATGAGGCAGCCCGTATTGGATTAGGAGGAGGAATCAATGACCAAAGATGAGATCGTCAAGAAGCTGACCAGCAGAAAGTTCTGGCTGTGCACTGCGGCCTTCCTCGGGTCCGTTGCGGCGAGCGTTGCCGGACTTGCGACTGACAACCAGGCGGTCGTGGCCATCGGCACCGTTTGCGGGGTCGCAAGCGCTGCCATCTACGCCGCTGCAGAGCAGGCCGTGGACGCCGCGCGACTCAAGTCGGGAGGCGAGCATGACGGAGACTAAGGCCGAGCCCAAGCGCAAGCTGCCGATGCGCAGCGTTTTCGCCATCGTCCTCGCGCTCGTCGCGGCCCTCGCCGCCCCGTGCGGAGCCGAGGCGTACCAGAGCGTCGACAAGTACGTGAGCGGCGGCCACGGGTACCTCAATGCGAGCTACCTGGTCATTCACGAGACCGCGAACCCCGGCGCTTCTGCCTACAACCACACTTTGTTGTGGTCGCGTGACGACACCTATGCCGTCCACCACGTGATGGAGCTTGACGGGTCAACCGTGTATAACACGGTGCCTGAGGGCCGCTTGTGCTGGCACGTGGGCAACGGCAACGGCTACACGATCGGCATCGAGTTGGCCCACGCCACCAATGCCTCCGACTTCGCGAAGCAGTGGTCCGAGGCCGTCAAATGGGCCGGAGATGAGTTGCGCGCCCGCGGGTGGGACACCTCGAGACTCTTGAGCCACTACGAGGCGGCTCAGCGCTGGGGCGGTTCCGACCACACCGACCCGAATGGCTATTTCGCCCAGTACGGTAAGAGCTGGTGGGAGTTCAAGCAGGCCGTCGCCGCCTATTTGGGCTCCGGCTACGTGGCGCCCATTGCGCCGACCAACGGCAACGGCGGGACCTATGAGGGGGGCGGCTACAGCTCACCGGCGGCCAGCTTCCCGAAATCGACTGGTGCCTGCGTGAGCGTCCACTATGCGCTGCACAACCGTGGCGGCGGCTGGAACTCCGAGGTAACGAACTTCGACGACGCCAGCGAGAACGGCTTCGCGGGCATGCCTTACGGCTCCCATGACATGCTGATCGCATGGGCCGATACCGGTACCCTACGCTATCGCGTCCATACCCGCGAATCCGGATGGCTCGACTGGGTGCAGGCCGCATCCTACGGCGACAGCGTGAACGGCATGGCGGGTGTCTGGGGGCAGATCATCGATGGTGTCCAGATGTACTACGTCACGCCTGGCGGTGACTACCGCCAGGTCTACTACCGCTCTCAGGATGTCGATCATGCCGGATGGTGGGGCGAGGTCTGCGACGACGGAACCACGTATGGCGGAGACGATTACGCCGGTTATTACGGTCACGCGCTCGATCGCCTGCAGGTCTACATCTCCGACGGGACTCGCCGATGATCGCGCTGGCGTTCGTGCTCGGCTCGCTCTTCGGCGGTATCGTGGCGACAATAGGGCTCTGCATCGTGAGTGTTAATCGTCAATAGACGGCTAAACCCCTCCCCGGTATGTGCCGGGGAGGGTTTTATGCATGACTTAATATCCGTTAATAACCGTTCCACAATGCAGTTTCAGCGCGTACGGCGCTGGCGAGAACATCGTTACCTGCAAGTATGCAGATACAGCGCGTGCCAAAACGTCACGTTCAAGACTCTTAATCCCAAGGTCCAGGGTTCGACCCCCTGACGGCCCACCCAAAGAACGCACAGGTCAGCGCCTCGGCGCTGGCCTTTTTTGTTTTCCTCTATGCCAAATCATAACCGTCCGTTACCGTTCGCGTTTTACGCCCCCTGCCGTTTATGCGCAGCAGGGGGCGTTTTATGCATTTTGCAGGTAGCGGACCTAGAAAATGCGTTTTAGAGCGTCTCGGCGTTGCGACCGGTGCCATTAAAACCGCCCTCCGCGCCTCCGCCCTCGACGATCTGCAGGGCTCGTCCGACCTGCCTGGCGGCCTTCTCGCGCTCCGCCAGACCCGGTTTGATGTAATGGCGGTAATCTGTCCCCAGGTCCGTATGGCCGTGCAAATCCATGATGCTCAGGGGGTCGACCTCGGTCGCCGCCATGATGGTCTCGGACGTGTGGCGCAGGGCCTTGGGCGGGATATACCGCAGGTCATGGCGTGCGCACATGCGCCGCCAGGCGCGCACGAGGTTGTCGCCGCGCATGTTCACGATGCGCTGGCCGCTCCAGTCGCGCACCTGCTCCGTAACCGAAGTCCC